TTGAGCGCATTTAAAGTTTGCGCACGCGCCGAGGGCAACGTAACCCCCGTGACCCCTAGTCATTGTCTTTACCGCCCTTTCCTCGGGTGAAATTAATCACTTCTCTGCTATCCTGAGGGAAACTTCGGTGGAAACCAGCTACTAACTTTTTTTCGTGTTGTTATGTTTTAATCGCCCAGCTCGCAAGCTTACTGGACCACGTCGCAGCCAATCATCAGGTTCTATGAGGTATCTATGGGGCTCGAACCCAAACCACGTGCCTTCTGACTGGTAGCAATTTTTTGCGTTTGATCGAAATCGTAACCGATAACAATACCACTACGCACGAGTAACTGTTTGTGTTCTCGCAGCAGTGCCAAGTCTCGCTCGGTCGCCTCCTCGCAATATTTCACGACGGCATTCTTCTGGTTGTGCGAACACTTCCTAGAACACCGCCCTTCGTGAGGGCTGGCCTTATGACGTTTGTCGATCATTTCCGATAAATCGGACGGGGTAACTCCAATGTTTACATCCTTTTGCAGCCGCAGAGGAATAGAATATTCCTCTGCTAGGCCCTCATATGTAAAGAAAGTTGGATAACGCTGTACCCCCTGGGCACTTCTCCAGTAGTTTTGGACATTATGCTGGAATGCTTCATACGTCTTTCGTCCGTGAAACCAGCTTTTTCGCACCGCATCCTCGCAATTAGACACGGCTGCGTCGATGAGTATACTCTCGACATCCGAACCACTGTTCGTACCCTTAGGTTTTCGCACCCAGTTCGTTGTGTCGAACAGGTCCCCAAGATCTGGTTGGGGAATCCACACACCGGGTGCTATTGTTGTTTCTGTAAAGAATTTGAATCCACACTTCAAAAAACTAGCTTCTTCTAATGAACAAAATTTTCGCATTGAGTCTCCTTTTGTGACGTCGGTATATTTGACGCCAAACTCAGCGAAGTATTTTGATATTGTTTCATTGTTAAACAGCTCAATCATTTCCGGTTTGACCGCGAAAATGACATCATCGCCGTAGCAGAAGAAGTTAACATATTGTTTGAAGTGGTGGAGGCCAGAAACAGTCGGTTTTTCTCTTCGCATGATTCCAATCCATGCACATCTGATATACAACATATTGCAGAGACTATTAACGATCACAGTGTTTATAGCACCCGAAGGGCTTCCACAGTGCAACTGAATAATTTGGTCAAAGCAGATGTTGAGCGAATTGACAACTCGCTCTCCAATCATAATCCTCACCATTTGATCTTCATCAGGTGGGTCAAATTGTTGATACCAATCGTGCATAATATCGTATGCCCCAGTAACAAAGTTGTTAAGCAACCGGGGTCCGAATTTGGAATAATCGCCAACGCAGATGTAAGGGGAAAATTGTGCTAGTTCTGTTGCCAGCACATCCCAATCAAGACTGAATGGGTTTATTCCGACACAATGTTCCAATTTGTGTCTGTTTTCCTGGAAGGCGAAGTTGAAATCCATAAGATATCTTCGCGAAGAGAGTGTTAGTGTCAGGGAGCTACCCTGAATTAGCCGTACATTATCCACTTTTTCGATAGGCAGGCGTTCGTCTTTGAGAGAAATTTGAAACACAGTAAATGGTTTTATTCCGCGTTTCATCTTTTCTTCTTCATCTCTCAGCTGGTCATACATTTCGGCGTCAATTTGACTTAACATGTCATTGTCATCAAAGAAGAGCAAATCAGATTTTCTCTTCTTATCACTTGAACAGCACCAGGGAAACCCTGGTCCTGTGGACATAGTTATCCTGGGCACGTAGCCTGGGATGCCGGTGACAGCTTCTTGGAGCGAACGCTTACTTTGAAATTCAATTGTAGGCTTGCAATTATTCTGAAACATCGCTGTGACATCTTGAATCGCAAGCTCAATATCTTTTCTCGGAAAGGGTTTATGTGGGACATAGTTCTTTAATCCGTTTCGGATAGCCTTCTGTCCTTGGTCACCTTCTTGACTGAGTCTGGCCGGAATTCGTTTCGCGGGCCCAAACACTCCAAAGCATTTGCTTTTCTGAATTGTTGTTTTCGTGGAGTGATGGATGTTCATGCTTGAAGTTGCCCTACCATTTGTTTCGAGTTCGAGGGGAAGATTGATTCTCTTGGAATCTTTTTCGCTCAACTTAACGAGCTTCCCATGTGCATCTTTTATGTGATCTGTGTGCCATCCAAAGCTATCACGGACCATCTCACTACTAAGAGCGTTAAAATATGCATATGTACCATTACAGGCACTCATAACTCCAACAATACGGCAGGTCGCTTTATCAATCAGAATGCTTCCACATGCGGTTTTCATCCCAGCAATGCTAGGATTACTACACTTGTAACCATTGATCATTACCGACACGTTACTATGGCCTGGAGCCCACAGTTTCACGTCTTCACTTTCATAGGTCAAGTGTTCCATCGCAAGCTGGACATTATTTGCCGGGAATGCCTCTCCTTGTTCTCCAATTCGGTGAGGGTCATAAATAGCAAAGTTCTCATTGTCCATATGGTGGTTGGTTTCTGATATGATATACTTCAGGATATTGTTAGTTGTAAAATCACCAATATCCATCGTGAACGAAACAAGATCTGAACCGCCAGTGTCTACTCCGAAAGTATGTTTGTTCATTTCGAAGAAAGACATCAGCGTTATTTCTTTAATCATTTCTTGTCCGTTACGGCACTTCTTCTTAAGGACCACGGGATGTCGAATTCCTACTTGTTCTCTACAGAGGAGGCTATGGTTGATGTTCTTCCCAGCCTCCACGCATTCGCTATCGCAAAACTTTCCGGATTGATAATCTTCCAGAACTCTAGCAGAGAGCTGTGCTATGAGTGTTGCGAAAGCATGTAGTTGTGTTACGTAAAAGCCTGAATTAACAGACACTGAACGCACAACTAGATTTTGCTCTTTGGTTGTTAACTCGAGGATCGATTCTTCATACGTCTTGATGAGGTT